GGCACTAGATAAGCCTACCTATAGCGGTGGGGATGAAAATAAAGGTCGTTGGCTAAAGATTGAAGACGGCGAAAGCGTAAAGATCAGATTCCTTCAGGAACTAGATCCAGATTCACCAACATATAATGATAAGCTTGGTTGCGGATTTATCGCATTAGAGCACACAAATCCAAAGGATTATCGCCGTAAGGCTCTAGACACAATGGAGTCAGAAGGTCGTGACTGGGCAAACGAACAACATCGCAAGGACCCAAAGGCTGGCTGGAAAGCCAGAACACGCCTATACATCAACGTTCTAGTAGACGATGGTAAAGAAGAGCCATACGTAGCAATTCTTTCACAAGGTACAAGCGGTAAAACAATTACTCCTACCCTAATTGAATACGCTGGTGAAATGGGAAGCATCACCAATCTTATGTGGCGAATCAAGCGTAACGGTTCAAAAACAGATACAAGTTATACAATTATCCCTCTTGCAAAGGACGAAGCACCATTCGATTTCTCTGCTCTAGAGTTGTATGACCTAGAAAAAACAGCAGTTCGTCACGTACCATATGCAGAGCAAGAAGCTTTCTATATGGGTGAAGGTGGAAATGCAGAAGAGTCTTCTGCATCATCCAGTAGCGTAGACTGGTAATATAAATATGTACAGGGCTAGTCTATTGACTAGCCCTGTAATATTTGTTAGAATAACAATATGATCTCATACGATATACCAGACCCATTTGAAACATTTGTGTCTAATAAGTATAAGAACTACGTAGGGGCAATTTATGATTTTTTTGCCAGAGAATGGCATATGAAATGCGGATGTTGCAAAGAGGATTTATATGCACCAACCAAAAAGATATTGACTAAAGTTAGACTATATCATACTAGAAACGAATGCACAGGCGGATACTAATGAGCTTTACACACCTACACGTTCACTCCTATTATTCGTTAATGGATGGACTAAATTCTCCTAAAGAATTATGTCAGGCTGCCTTAGATGCAGGACAAACAGCAATTGCAATTACAGATCATGGAACACTATCTTCTCATCGTGAAATGCAAATTGCAGCAAAAGAACTAGGCATCAAGCCGATACTTGGAGTAGAGGCGTACATATCTCCAACAGATAGATTTGATCGCTCTTCTAAAACAGATAAGTCTATTCAGGCTTACAACCATATTATTCTTCTAGCTAAAAATAAAAAGGGCTTAGATAATATAAATGCATTACAGGAGCTTGCTTGGAACGAAGGCTTTTATCATAAGCCAAGAATTGATAGGGAGGTATTAAAAGAATATGCGGAAGGTATTATTGTTCTTTCTGGATGCCTTAATGGGCTTATTAGTAAGGCTATTGAACGCCAGGAATTCTCAGAAGCGAAACTTATACTCAAAGACTTTAAACAAACTTTTGGGCAAGATTTTTACATTGAGGTTCAATCTCACAATCCAAAAGAAATAAACGAAAAGCTATTAGAACTAGCAGACGAGCTTAAGATTAAGGCGGTGGCAACAGGTGATGCCCACTTTGCTAAGGAAGAAGATCGTATTTTAGAAGAAGCAATGCTTATTCTATCAACATCCCCTAAGTCAGACAAAGAAGCTGATTTTGATATGTCCCGTAATATAAAGGATATGTTAGATAGATTTAACTATCTTTATCCAGATAGAAAGATATCGTTTGCAGACTATAATTTATTTATCCAAACAAGAAATGAAATTGAAGCTGACTTTAATAAGTCTGGAATTACTCGCAAAGATATTTATGACAATACAATGGAGATAGCCGATAAAATTGGAGAATACGATTTTAACAGGGGTCTAGACCTTCTTCCTGTCCCTAAGACCAATGCTGATAAAAAGCTTGGCGAAATGGCCTTAGAAGGCCTTAAAAGGCTAAACCTATCAGAAGACCAGACCTACTTAGACAGGCTTGACGAAGAGTTATCTATAATTAAAGATAAATCATTTGCTTCATATTTCTTAGTTGTGGCAGATATGATTAATTGGGCTAAAGAAAATAATATTATGGTTGGCCCTGGTCGTGGTTCTGCAGCAGGCTCCCTTGTTTGCTATGCATTAGGCATTACGGATGTAGATCCAATTAAATATGACCTGCTATTTTTCCGATTTATTAATCCAGAACGTAATGACTTTCCAGATATTGATACAGACTTTGAAGACCGTCGTCGTAAAGAGGTTAAAGATTACTTAAAGAAAAAGTTTAAGCACGTTGCATCTATTTCCACATATACTTATTTTAAAGATAAGGGTGTAATTAGAGACGCTGCCCGTGTATTTATGGTGCCCTTGTCTGATGTTAATCGTGCAATGAAATCAATTGATACCTTTGAAGACTTTATGGATTCTCCAAATACAAAAGAATTTAGAATGAAATACCCAGAGGTTGTTTGGTTGGCAGAAAGACTACGTGGCAAGATTCGCAGCGTAGGAGTCCATGCTGCTGGAGTTGTTGTTGCTAAAGATGATATTAGAAAGTTTGCACCAGTTGAGTCTCGTGCAGATGCTAGCGATGATGTGTCTGGAAGAATCCCAGTAGTTGCATACGATATGGATACAGTTGCAGACATAGGACTTATTAAACTAGATGCACTAGGTCTTAAAACTTTATCTGTAATTTCAGATACAATTAAATCAATTAAAGATAGAAGTGGTAAAGCAATTAATCTATCTAGACTTCCTTTAGATGATCCAAAAGTTTATAAAACGCTTAGCGAAGGATACACAAAGGGAGTCTTTCAGGCTGAAGCAACACCGTATACCAATCTTTTAATTAAGATGGGTGTAGACAAGTTTGAAGATCTTGCTGCGTCAAATGCTTTGGTTCGTCCAGGCGCAATGAATACAGTTGGTGCGTCTTATATTAAGCGTAAGCATGGAGATGAAGCTGTTCAATTTATTCATCCAATTATGAAACCTTTTACAGAAAACACATATGGAGTTATTATATATCAAGAGCAGGTTATGCAGGCCTGTGTACACCTAGGTGGTATGACTTGGTCAGAAGCCGATAAGGTACGAAAAATTATTGGAAAGAAAAAGGATGCAAAAGAATTTGATGAGTTCAAAGACCGTTTTATTGATGGGGCTTCAAAACATATTTCTAAGAAACAGGCAGAGACGTTATGGCATACATTTGAGGCGCATGCTGGGTATTCGTTCAATCGTTCCCACGCTGTTGCTTACTCTATGCTTTCTTATTATACTGCTTGGCTCAAAACTTACTACCCTCTGGAGTTCATGTTCTCGATTCTTAAAAACGAAAACGACAAAGACGTTCGAACAGAATATTTAATTGAGGCTAAAAGACTTGGCTTGAAGGTTTTACTACCACATATTAATGAGTCAGATATCTATTTTTCTTTACAAAAAGATGCAATTAGATTCGGTCTTGCAGAGGTTAAATTTATTTCTGATAGCATTGCAAATAAAATTATAGACAATAGGCCATTCTCAAACTACAAAGATTTTATTGAAAAGTCTTCTAAAAAAGGAAGCGGAATTAACAGCAGAGCTATATCGGCTTTGAATGCTATCGGTGCTGCAGCATTTGAAGATAATCCTAGAGAAGGCAATGAAAAAGATAATTACTATGAATTCTTAGGTATCCCTACGTTTAACTTAGACCTTCCACCAAGAATTAAAACTCAGGCAAAGCCTATCTCAGAGTTTGACGACTTGGGATCATTTGTTATGTTTGGTATGGCTAAGTCTATTAAAAGAGGAAATGGGTGGGCTAGAATTGAGTTGGTCGATGAGACTGGATCTATAGGTCTATTTCATAATGAACAAACTCCAATTGAAACAAATCAAATGTATTTTATTTTAGTAGGAGACAATAGAATTGCAAGGTATGTAAAGGTACAAGATATTAATCCACAGTCTAAAGATTCTTTTGTTGACTACCTTTATAGAAAAGAATACGACCTTGAAGAAAATCAATATCATGTGGTAGACTTTACTCCCTATAAAACAAAAGCTGGCAAAACAATGGCACATATTGTAATGTCAGATAGGGATAAAAATTTAACTAGAGCTATCGTATTCTCTAGTATGTATAAAACTGCCTTAGCAAAAATGCGTGAGGGAATGAAGTGTCAGGTTGTTTTGTCTAAACTAGATGATGGCACCCTGATGATTAAGGAAATAAAATGACAGAGGATATCGAAGGTCTAGTTACTTCTATAAGTATTAATCAGGTACTAGTAGCAGTTCTACAAGAATATGGAAAACTTACTGTTCCGACACTTAAATTTTTAGAGTCAAAGGCAGAAGAAAAAGAATTAGTAATTGATTATGATGAGGATGGCCCATCATTTACTTTTAGTTTAAGGGATAAAGTTGAACAGCAATAAGGTTTTAACAGAGTATGGGCTTGATGCATTAGCAGCAATTCTTCACGAAACAGCAATAGAAAAAGGTTTCTGGGATGGAGAATATTCTAATGACAAGATTGGAAATAAACTTGCACTTGTACACTCAGAAGTTACTGAGGTATTAGAAGCAATTAGAAAAAGCAAAGGTTCACAGGAAGTTGTTGAAGAAATGGCAGACGTTATTATTCGACTACTAGATGTATATGCAGCAATGAGAAATGAAGATCAGGTTTCTCACAGCCTTGACGAAATATTAGAGGCAAAAATAAATAAAAATAAAGATCGTCCAAGGCTTCACGGCAACCTTTTTTAATGATATAATAAGCAGAGAGAAGAAAGAATAATAATGACAATTGTATTAGATGATATATTAGCAAAACTAGATCCAAAAACAAGAGCAAGAGTTCAGTCCGCACAAGATGTTAAGGTTGAAAAACAGCCTACCCCAAGTATCGGTTTGAATATGGCACTAAGAGGTGGACTAGGTTACGGAAGACAGGTGCTAGTCTGGGGAAATAAGTCTGCTGGTAAGTCTTCTTTCTGTCTGCAGATGATTGCTTTGGCACAAAAAGAAGGAAGAACGTGTGCATGGATTGATGCTGAAGCATCTTACGATCAGTCCTGGGCAGAAGCTCTTGGAGTTGATTCATCTAAGCTAATTTATTCTCCAGCAAAAACTGTTAACGATATGGTTGATGTTGCAACAAAGCTTATGGATGCTGGAGTAGACATGATTGTAGTTGATTCTATTTCAGCACTACTACCAGCAATTTACTTTGAAAAAGACGGAAACGAAATGAAGGATTTGCAGGATACTAAGCAAATCGGCGCTGAAGCAAAGGATATGACACACGCAGTCAAAATGTTAAATTATGCAAACAAAAACACACTACTTGTTCTTATCTCCCAACAAAGAAACCAATTTGGCTCTATGCATGCCTCACACATACCAACGGGAGGAATGGCAGTTAAATTCTTTTCATCCACTGTCATTAAGCTTTGGTCTTCTGAGGCTGAAGCTAATGCTATTAAAGCTGGCGTTAAAGTGGGCGACAAAATCATTGAGCAACGAGTCGGAAGGCCAGTTAATTGGATTATTGATTACAACAAACTTGGCCCACCAAACTTATCTGGACAATATGACTTCTACTATCAAGGAGAAACATTAGGCGTTGATAGCACAGGAGAAACATTGGATGTTGCAGAAATGACTGGCGTTGTAGAAAAAGGTGGAGCCTGGTATACAGTTAATGGTGAAAGGTTTCAAGGTCGTGCCAAGGCGGTACAGTATCTTCGTGAAAACCCAGATGTAGTTACAAAACTACAAGGTGATATAAGTGCCAGATCTTAATGAATTTATTTCTTCAGAAAAAATTCATGCGCCAGAGTTAGAGCGCTTCGGAGGAAAGAAGCCGTGCTCTAAGTGTGACAAAGATGCGGAAGAATATTTTTGGGATGCAGTATCTCTTACCATGAGCTGGGAATGTCCAGATGGCCATAAAAATTCATTTAGGATTAACTAATGTCAGAAAGATCTGAAGTAAAGCGTGATGGCGCTAAAGCTCAAAAAAATTCTGGACGTGGTGATTATCAAAAGGGAGACGCTAAATGGAAGCAGTTCCTTGTAGATTATAAAGAAGCTTCTTCTTCTTTTAATTTAAATAAGCCAGTATGGTCTAAGATTTGTACAGATACATTTAAAGTTAGTAGAGATATGCATCCAGCATTAAAAGTTATTATAGGTGAAGATTCCAAGGTAAGACTTGGAGTTATTGAATGGGCAGTTTTAGAAGAACTGATCCAATTTTGGGAGGAAAACAATGGGGTCAAATAATAAAATACCATTTAATAAAACAGTTATTAAAGATGGTAGGATTGTCAGGATTAGAAAAGACGGTACCGTAAAAGCAGATTTGGGCCCGTACAATACCAAGCAGACCAAGGCTAAATAATGACAACATTTTTGTTAGGACTAATGCTAGGCTTTACAATTGGATACGGCTTGGGTTTATTTATAGATAAAATAGATAAGAGGATAAAAAATGGCGGACGATAGAAACACACTTGAACTCATTAGTTCAATTACTGAGTTTAATGACCTGCATGAATATATGGGAGATGATCAGTTAGACAAGGCTTTGGCAATTGTTGTAAAGCTATTGATGAATCCAGATGTTCCTTCAGCTAAGGCTCCGTATTTAATTATTGAGCTTCAGGCTATGTCTACTAAGTTTTCAATGATGGCATCCTATTATTCAACCATTGCTAAGGATAAGGCTGGCACAACAAACAATAATAAGAAGAACATTTATTACTCAGCAAAAGAGTCCATAGACAAACTTGTAGACGCACTTAAATATGTAGTTAGGTATAATTCATGATTAAAAAAAGAATTTTGTTTTTGTTTATTTTTGCTGGTTCAGTAATCGGGTTATTTGTTTTAAATTCTAATGAACCAAATTGCATTAATCTATATGTAGATTATGGAAATAATTCTACAATAGAAAAGAAATGTGTCAGTGCCAGCGGTAAAGTTAATTCTCTAGATCTATTAAAAGCAAATGGATATAAGATAGAAGGAACAGCAAAGTATGGAAATGCCGTTGTTTGTAGAGTAAATAATTTTCCTGACAACACACTTGAAAAGTGTCAAGACATGCCACCAGCAGATGCATACTGGGCTGTATTGGTAAAAAAGAATCAAGTTTTACCATTCCCAAGAAATGAATGGGGTTGGGCACAAAAGGGAATTAATGAAACTTTTGTTGAACCAGGAGATCATCTTGGTCTAGTATTTTCTACTAAAGGAGAAGTAAGGTGGCCGTAGAATTATTAGAAGAAAAAGTTAAGAACAAATCTTTTCCAATATTGATTATTGCTCAGCTTTTTATTACAGTTGTTGCTTTATCTGTAGTTAATGAAATTGCAGTAGATGTTTGGCGTTCTTTAAGGGGTCACTAATGGTAATACTAAGTAAAATTTATACTAAAACTGGTGATGATGGTCAAACCTCTAATGCTAATAACGAAAGAGTGTCTAAGACTAGTCCCATAATGGAAGCAATAGGTGCTGTGGATGAAGCTAACTCCGCTATTGGAATGGCAACCGATGAGTATAATGATATCATTGAAAGAGTCCAAAGCGACCTATTTGATCTTGGGGCAGAGCTTGCGGGTGCCTCAACAATAACAATATCTGAAAACAGAGTAACATATTTAGAAAATGTAATTGATGATTATAATGAATACCTAGAGCCATTGAGATCTTTTGTTTTACCAACAGGACCACTTCATAATGCAAGGACTATTGTAAGAAGAGCGGAGCGTGAAGTTTGGAAGATAGAAAACGTAAACCCAAACATTGCTAAATATTTAAATCGTCTATCAGACTTGTTGTTTGTTATGGCTAGATATCACAATAAAGGAAAAGAAAAAATGTGGGTGCCAAATAATGGGTAGAGATATAGTAAAGAACCTTAAATTTAAGAAGCATACTGGTAAGCATTTTGACCCAGAGCTTTTTGCACAATTGCTTGATGAGTCATACAGAAACACTAAACGTGCAGATGGCGAGATGACTAAAAAATCATTTAGTCCAAGCTCGTTAGGTTATGGTCATGGTACATGCCCAAGATACTGGTATATGGCTTTTACTGGCGCAATGTTTATAGATGATAATGATGCGGTAGCAGTTGCTAACATGGCTCAAGGAACACAGGCTCACGAACGTTTACAAAAGCTTATCTCAACTATGCCACAGTTTAAGGCTGAAGAAGAAGAAATTATTAATGACTATCCTCCAATTAGGGGATTTATAGATCTTATTATGGAGTATGATAATGAGATAGTGATTGGTGAAATTAAAACTGCCAAGCAAGAGGTTTGGGATGCAAGGCAATCTGAAATGAAACCTACTACAAATCACCTGCTTCAGCTTCTTACATATATGAAGCTTAAAAAAGCTAAAGAAGGATTTTTTCTTTATGAAAATAAAAATACACAGGAGCTAATAGTTATTCCAGTATCCATGAATGAAAAAAATACGGCTATTATTGAAGAAGCCTTTACTTGGATGTGTGAGGTATGGGACAACTTTAAAGATGGGGATCTTCCAATGCGTCCAGCAGGTGCTTCAAAGTCTAAGATGCCATGCACATACTGTCCTATTAAAAAAGAATGCTATGCAGGCTTAACAGGAACCGTTCAAATAGAATCATACAAGGTGCCAAAGCTGTGATATGTGCCAATAAAGATTGTTTAAATGGAAAAGAATTTAATCCTAAAACTCATAATCAAAAATATTGTTCTGATGAATGCTGCAGAATTGCAACTAATAAAAGAATTATGGAAAAATATTATGAGAAAAAGGCTATTAGAAATGGTGCTGTACGTGGATGCAAAAAATGTAAAGCACAACTAAGCAGATATAATGAAACAAATTTATGTGCCTCATGTCAGAAAAAAATAGATATTACTGCAAAAAATAAAATAAAGGGAATGCTAGATGAAATTAGCTGACCTTGTAAAGACCAGGGCAAATAAAGTTTTGGGCATAGACGCTTCAACAAATTCGGTTGCTTTCTGTCTTATGGAAAATGACAAACCCTTAAAATGGGGTAAAATAGAATTTGTAGGGGCTGATATATATGAAAAAATATATGATGCAAAAGTTAAAACACACGCTATGCTAGAAGAATTAAAGTCAGATTATATTGCGGTAGAGGGGGCCATACTTGTCAGATCACCCGATGCTGTGATAAAATTGTCTTATGTATATGGAGTTGTTATTGCTGAGCTTATGTCTACTGGTTCTAAGGTTATTACTATTAGTCCATCCTCGTGGCAGGCGTTCATTGGCAACAAAAATCCAACGAAAGATGAGAAGTCTGCAATAAGATTAAAGAATCCAGGATACGCAGACTCTTGGTATAAAACTCAGTTAAGAAATATGCGTAAGCAAAGAACTGTAGATTATTTTAATAAAAAATATAATCTATCTATAAAAGATTTTGATGTAGCAGATGCATTCGGCATTGCTCATTATGCTAACAAGGTGCTTACTGAAAGATGAAGTTTTATCAAAGCAAAGAGTGGCTATATAGAAGGTACGTTGTCCAAAAAAAGACAGTTACTGAAATTGGCAAAGAGTGTGGAGTATCTGCTATGACTATACAGAGATACTTAGAACAGTTTGGTTTAATTAAAAAAAGATGAATTTAGACAGTATGTGTTATAAGATTTTTCATATTCCAAATTATGGTGAGTCTGCTCAAGAAAGATCTTGGTTATTTAATGATCTTGATTCGTACCTTTCTAATAAAATTGATAGGTTAAATACGGATACTGTGCTAATAAGTAACGAAGATCAATACTTTGATTTCAATGAAAAGTATAACTTGATTAAAGCTAATAGAAAGTTTAAATGGGGAGAGCTTGGAATTTGGGCTAGTAACCTTTTAGCAATAAAAAATTTTATAGAAACAGATAAAGAATATTTAATGTTAATGGAAGACGATATTCATGTTCCTGACAAGGATAGGTTTCTAGAATTATTAATTGGTTATATGGACAGTCTTCCAGAAGACTGGGAAGTCTTTAGCTATTTTGTTCATGAGAATCAGTTTACAAGATTTCAAAATATATACGGGAATACAGATATTGTTCCAGCCTACCAGGACTGGTCCATGCTTTGCTACGTACTAAATAAAAAATCGGCTATAAAAATATTAGATCTATGTTTAATTAATGGTTTTGATATGCCTATAGACTGGTATATATACCGACAGCCCGAAGTGTTTAAATCTTATACCCTAAGCCCTATTGCGGAAATGGGATGTAAATTGTATGATATAGTATCAACATTTCAAGAAAGAGAAGAGTGGCACACAGTGCCAGAAAAGAGAAACGCATGAGCAGAGAACTAGCAGAAAAACTACCTAATTGGTTTTTAGGTAATAAAACTCAAGATGATTTTAATAGGTTGCTTCAGGAGTTTAAGGGCAAGCCAAATTTAAAGTTCCTTGAGATTGGTTCATTTTGTGGAAACAGTGCAGCATGGACAATTGAAAATATTTTAACAGACAAAACGTCTAATCTTACCTGTGTAGATCCATGGAATGGAAATGTCGCACACGAAGCTTTTGACTTCTCGGATGTAGAAGCAGCATTTGATCAGCAACTTGAGCCATTCAAGGATCAGCTAATTAAACAAAAGGCATACAGCGATGAATGGTTAATGAAGAATAGATCAAAGCAATACGACTTTATTTATATTGATGGTGACCATATGCCACAAGCATTTATGATGGACGCTCTGCTTTCGTGGGAACTTTTGAAGCCAGGCGGTATTATGGCAATTGATGATTATGCATGGACTCATCCAAGAGGATCTAGGTATAATCCAGGACCAGCAATTGATATGTTTGTAAGTATGTATTCAGAACACCTAGAGGTAATTGAAAAAGGATGGCAGGTTTGGGTTAGAAAGAATCCAAATTATATTCGACCAGAGCACATTCACGAATAGGAGAAAATAAATGGCGGGATATCCAGAAAAAGAAAAAGGTTATCAGATGTGGGTTACAGATCTTCAATTAATGGCAACATCTGCCCCATCAGGCAATAAGATCATTACAGAGTGCTTAGAAATAGCAGGCATGCTAATTGAAAAAAATATATCATATGGAGACTCAGCCTTGTCACCAATTAGAATATTTTCTCAGGCAGATAATCAAGAGCAGATTAAAATTCGTATTGATGATAAAATAAATAGAATTAAAAATGGCTCAGGGTTTGCAGGAGATAACGATATTGATGACATGATTGGTTATTTAATCTTACTTAAAATTGCCAAGAAACTTGCTATTTCAGTCGACTAAGAGTATACTCTAGTATATGTCCGAAATTGAATTAGCAGATCATTTTGATCGCATGAACGTAGTGGTCTCAGAACTACTTAAGGGAAACAATCCGACCCAAATTGCAACCGTCACGGGCTTTAAGAGAGCCGAAGTGGTGGAATTGATAGAAGAGTGGAAGAGTGTTGTACACAACGACACAGCGGCCCGTGAAAGGGCTAAGGAGGCCATATCTGGAGCAGACCAACACTATGCAATGCTTATTAAAGAAGCATGGAAGACAGTAGAGGATGCAGATCAAGCAGGGCAGCTAAGCGTTAAATCTGGTGCTCTTAAATTAATTGCAGATATTGAAGGCAAGCGAATTGGAATGCTTCAAGAAGTGGGTCTTCTTGATAATGCTGAATTAGCAAATCAAATTGCAGAAACAGAACGCAAACAGGACATCCTTGTGAAAATATTAAAGGAAGTAACTGCTTCGTGCCCTAAGTGTAAAATGGATGTAGCAAAAAGGTTATCTCAAATTACTGGTATCGTTGAGCCAATAGAGATAGTTGAGGAATCTAGTGGATCTTAATTTTAATGATTTAATTGATATTCTAGATGGCGAAGAGTTTGATGAACGTCCAGTAGACTTACGCACATTTGTGACAAGTCCAGATTATTTAGGCCTACCACCTTTATCTGAATATCAATATACATTAATTGAAAAATCTTCACAGGTTTATAAAGAGTCTACGCTGATTAAATTATTCGGAGAAGACGAAGGCAAAAGAATGTTTAAGCAAACAGCCAACGAGGTTGTTGCTCAGCTAGGTAAGGGTTCTGGAAAAGATTACTGCTCAACCATATCAGTAGCTTATATAGTATATTTATTGTTGTGTCTTAAGGATCCAGCTCAGTATTATGGTAAGCCTCCTGGAGACTCTATTGATATTATTAACATTGCTATTAACGCACAGCAGGCTAACAATGTTTTCTTTAAGGGATTTAGAACACGAATAGACAAGTCTCCATGGTTTACTGGAAAGTATACTGAAAAGGCTTCTGAAATAAAGTTTAATAAGAATATAACAGTACACTCAGGTCACTCAGAGCGTGAGGCCTGGGAAGGATACAACGTTATCGTAATCATTCTTGATGAAATTTCAGGCTTTGCTACAGAAAATACAACTGGGCATGAACAAGCAAAAACTGGTAGTGCAATATATGAGATGTATCGTGCATCAGTGGATTCACGTTTTCCAGACTATGGAAAGGTTATTTTACTTTCATTTCCAAGATACAAGAATGACTATATTCAGCAAAGATATGAAGATGTTGTTGCAGAAAAAGAGGTGGTGGTCAGATCTCACCACTTTAAACTTGACGAATCTTTACCAGATGGAACAGAAGGAAATGAGTTTGATATCGAGTGGGAAGAAGACCATATCCTGTCTTACAAATATCCAAGAATGTATGCCCTTAAAAGACCAACCTGGGAAATTAATCCTACAAGAAGTATTGATGACTTTAAGGTAGCGTTTTATAAAAATGCACCAGACGCACTTGGAAGATTCGCATGCATGCCTTCAGAAGCTATAGATGCATTTTTTAAATCTAGAGAAAAAATTGAAAACGCATTCAGTAATAAAGCTTTAGCTGTAGATGAATTCGGAAGATTTGAAAACTGGTTTGCCCCAGATCCAGATAAAGAATATTTTTTGCACGTTGACTTGGCGCAAAAGCATGACCACTGTGCAGTTGCAATGTCACACGTACAGAAGTGGGTTAATGTAAAAGTAACCGATACATATTCTCAACCAGCTCCAATTGTAGAAGTTGATGCAGTTAGATATTGGACACCTACTCCAGATAAGTCTGTAGATTTTACTGAGGTTAAAGATTATATATTATCACTTAGAACAAAAGGATTTAAAATTCGTGTGTGTACGTTTGACCGATGGAATTCACACGACATGATGCAACAATTAAAGCAGTACGGAATTAATACAGAAAACTTATCTGTTGCAAAAAAACATTATGATGATATGGCAATGGTTGTAGCCGAAGATAGATTAAATGGGCCAGCAATTAAATTGCTTATTGATGAGTTACTTCAATTAAAAATTATGAGAGATAGGGTTGATCACCCAAGAAAAGGATCTAAAGACTTAGCGGATGCCGTATGCGGTTCTGTATATAACGCAATTAGCAGAAGCAGGCCACAAAACAATGAAGAGATAGACATACATACCTACAGCTCTTTAAAGTGGGATAGAGAAAAAGAAGAAGATGAAATAGTAGTTAATATGATAAGACCACCAAGAATGCCCAAGAACTTATCAGATATGTTAGACGGAATGGAAATAGTATGAGTATATATCAAGAAAGAGCTAAAGAGTGCAAATGTTGTGGCAAGCATGTGCCTCTACCTACAGTTTTAAAAGAATATAATGGTGTACCTTTATGCCCAACAACCTTTTCTAATGTGGTAGAATACAAGAGAATATGGAAGTCTTTTGGATCCAGGCCATCTGGAAGCATTAGAAAACATTTTTCTGATTACGTTCAGCAATTAGTAGAAACAACAATTAATGAAAGTGAAAATGTAATTTCAAATGAACCTTGAAGACAATGATGATAATGAAATGTTAGCCTATTATCTAGAAATAGGGGTTGTTAATCTAGAGGGTATGGACGAGAGCGGAGAAATGATTTATTCAATAAATCAAGAACTTGCTAAGGAACTTGCTCCAGAATTATGGCAATCTCATATTGACTATGTTGATAAGTCTTTAATTGAGTTGTATGAAGCTGGCTTGGTAGATATTGAATATGACGAAAACCTAGAGGCAAAAATACGTCTGAGTGAAGAGGGTCATCGAATAGCTAAAGAAAAAGGCTTGATAGAGATAGACCCTATAGATTTTAAAAACATTCCAAACGATTAATAATTATGATATAATTATATTAGGATGCCCATTAGGGGTCCTATAAATTAACTTATTCGCTTTAAGGAGGAATAAAATGGTAACACATTACGCATGGGATCTTTTTAAGGATCCATTTTTTATTGGCTTCAACGATATGTTTGATCGCCTAAATACAGTACACACAACAGCATCACACCAATCATACCCACCTTACAATATTGTAAAGTTGGGGGATGACACATTTCGTGTAGACCTAGCTTTGGCTGGGTTTGACAAGAAGGATGTTGATGTAACTATTGATAACGGAACCCTTGTAATTAAGGGCGAGGTATCAGCAGAAGACTCTGGTGAAGCAATCCATAAAGGAATTGCTGCCCGTAAATTCACCCGCACATTTGCGCTTGGGGAATATATGGAAGTCACTGGTGCTGAATTAAAGAATGGCCTATTGTCAGTTACAGTTGAAAAAATTGTGCCTGAAGACAAAAAGCCAAAGACCATCAAGATCAAATAAATAGTATAATAGAAATCTGCACCCCGTCACTGGGGAGTCGCAGATTCGGGC